GAGCAGTTGCCGTAGAGCCCCGAGCAGTCGCCGGAGAGCCCCGAGCAGTTGCCGTAGAGCCACGAGCAGTCGCCGTAGAGCCCCGAGCAGTCGCCGTAGAGCCGCGGATTGGGGCCAGCGATTCGATTGCCTTCAACGAAATAAAAACAGCCCTTACCCTTTGTCAGTACGCGCTTCATTGGTCCTCCTGGTGTTACCCTCTCTTGCTTCTCACTCCCCCTCGACTTTCCCTTCCCGCGCCGCGCTGGCATGGAGCGTCCGGCTATGCCGGCTCGTCATCCATCATCAGCTACCGTGTGCGGTCCGAGGTCATCTCGGGCTGCCGTCCGCCTTGCACCTCCGGAGCCGTCAGGCGGGAGGATGTGGGGTGGGCGGCTTCCAGGTTGACGCCTGGACATGGGTTGCGGGAAGGGGCATATCCCTTACGGGTGCGACGGCCCCCCTCTTATCCTTCCCCGCGTATCCCGCTTTGGCAGCGGCGGTACTTACGCCGGAAAGGAGGCGAAGGCCTGATGGCTGAAACCAAAGCAGGGAAGAAGATCGTCCCGGTTAAGCCGTATGTCCGCGAGGTCAACGGTAAAGAGGTGCCAGTGAAGCGTCATAGACGCTCAACTCCTCGCTAGCCGCCGATCCGGGCCGTCGTGCCCTTTCCAGCAACCCTGTCCAATCATCAACTCGGTTTTCAAAGAGCTGGCCGCACGCCCCCGCAGGGGGTGGGCGGCGTTGGTGAGTGCAATATTGCAATTTTTTTTCAGTTGGTCAAGAAGAAAATGAAATATTCTTTCAGTAACTATTTTTATCAAACCGAGCTTTTGTCGCGGATATTTTCCAGGGGGGCAGGGGGTAAACTTTAGGCGACAAAAAAGCCGCCCGAGGGCGGCTTGAGGGAAAAAGAAAGGCCCGCTGGGAGCGGGCCGGGAGGATCGTTGAAAATGCAGACTCGATGGGCTAGAATAAGGCGAGCAAATTCCAGGAGGGATTTTGACCCCTACCTTAAAATTCACCGAGAACGGCCTTACCTATTCCGAGGTAATCCGGCAGGAATATTCGCGAAATAATTGCGTTTTTTCAGCGGGGTTTGTTGAAGGGGAAGGCAAGCCAGAAGTGGACACAATTTATGTCCGACTTCAAAAGGATGGGGTTAATCCTACAACTCTTTTTTTGAGGCCAGATGAGGCCCAAATACTGGCTTGGATTGCCTCTGGTGTCGTCTGGTCGCACTTGATGGATGTGATGGGGGATAAAGATGGGGGCTAACCATTCTTTATTTCTTTTTTGGGTTCGTCTCTATTTTGAGCTTCCAATGCTCTCCGGCTTGCTTTGTTGGGGGTGCAGTTGCCCCTTTGTCTAATGTAGTCTTTTGATTTGTGATGTCGCTTTCATATATTCCAGACCTATCAACAGTTTCACCAGGCTTTAGTTTGTTTTTCCCCGGCATACCAACTCCTTTTTGATTAGCCCCCTTAATCAACTCCACGGCCTCACAAACGGAATCCCGCTCGGCGGCATTACTACTTTATATCTTAGCGAATTGTCGTTGCAATATATACGAAATACCTTGCCTTCTTCATTCTCGCCCATGAAATGGCCGCCCTCGCATGTGCGGCAGACATAGCCACTTCCAGTGATGATGTTTTTGAAAGCATCAAAATCCTTTTCTTTCACAAAATTACTACTCGTTTCTTTTTCAGACACCTCCCATCTCGGCCTCGATCCTGGCCTTGGTCGAGCGATACGTGGCCCGCTTGGCTTCGGAGAAGAGGGGGCTGGTGAGGTAGATTTTCATTTATTCTTTTTAGATTTATTTTTGGATGCATCAACAACATTCACAATGTGAACTGTGTCTAGCGATCCATTTTCGAAATAAAACAAAGCTTTTGTAAAGTTATAATGAGGAAGATGGGAAATATATTTTTTACATCCTTTTATGTCATATTCTATGTGCTTGCTAAAGTCTTGGTCTGATACTATCTTAGAACACTCAACTCCATATCTATTTATAATATCATAGAAACCTATCTTGTTGTTTTCTGGATAAAAAACTGTGGCAGAAACTGACGATCCATCGCTGAAAACCCTTTTTATTAATTTAATTTTATCTATTCCATATTCTAAATTTTTTGTTTCAATGTAAAAAATATCTGCATCAATAACATCATTGTGTATAATATGTGACTTGGCCCAAGCCAATTTCTGATAGTTTATACAGTCAAAATACTCTTTTATTTTTTCTCCCTTAATGCATTTCGACGTAAACGATTCCTGCTCATCCTTGAACTGACGCTTTGCTTTTTCTATAAAAATTTTATCATTATCTTGATAATTATTCAGATTTCCTTCCCAAATGCAATCAACCTCAAGAGAGAAAATCTTCTCCCATGCTTCTGCATTCACAGCATATAATTCACTAGAGAAAAATAATAATATCACGTGGGAAAATAAAAAAATAATTTTCTTCATAATTTACTCTTCTCCCCACCATATTCTTTACAATTCAGTTCCATACCAAACGGCACGTCCTATTACTTTGAAAAATATCCCAGGCAAAATATCTTCCGACTTCTCATATCCATCACTTACAATATGTGTCGCAACCCCTTTTTTTGCTGACAACCTTTTTAATAATACTTCACCATCATATATAATCATATAAATTTTATTATCTACGGGAATATTTTGCGACATGTCAATTAAAACTGCTGATGGATCTGGAATTGTAGGCAACATTGAATCACCGGAGGCTCTAAATACACCCAAATTATGAGGATCAAGCCCCTTGTTCTCCAGCCATTCTTTTCTAAATGCTAAATATGAATCTGTTGTTTTTGCTACTTCTGGAGTTCCTCCCCCCATAGATAGTGGTTCTTTCTTGAAATATGGAATCCAGATAGGTTTTGTCGCGCCATATATTGCCGGCTCTTCTTTTACACCTTCGATTTCATTTTTTTGTATAAAATCTACTAATAGACTAAATGTCGATTTTCGGATGGAACCATTTTTCCAGTTAAATATCGTTCTCGAATTTACCCCCATTTTTTCAGCAAGCGCGTCTATTCCTCCTGCCAAATCGATGGCTTTTTCGGCTGCCCTTGTAATATCCTCTTTATTTTGAAGGAGATAGGTTTCCATTAACATTTTTTCCGTCCCTTTAATTTTTTTGTCAACGAATCACTTTTTCATGCCGCCTTGACTTTTTCATTTTTTTCTGAAAAACTCTTTCATATGAACGCCCAAGAAATCGCCTTGGCGGCTAAGTGCACCGTGCGACATGCCTACTATTTCCTCGCTGGTCATGGCTTCTCCAAATCCCGCGCGGAGCGTCTTGAGGTAAAAACCGGCAAGCACCGTCTCTTCTGGATGTACCCTGGCCAGTACGACGAGCGCGGGCGGCCCGTGTCCACCGAGCGCGGGCGGCCGCCCAAATCCGACCCAACCAAGGCGGCATAGTCATGGACTGGAAAAATTTACTCATTGGGACTGGGCTTCTGGCGTGGCTTGCGGCATCGGTCTTCACTTTGATTCACCAACTCGCTGGGCTTTTTCATCTTTGTTCATGCGGATGATGAATTTATAGCCACGGTCTTTATGAATCATACTGTTGCGTTTCATCTTGATTGAAATTTTACGGGGCTCAGATTCTCTATGCAAAAGTAAAAATGTATTTTGTACTTCGGAAGGTTTGAGATATATGCGAAATGCAGCCTTATTACTATATGAATCTACATATCGTTTCTTCCCTATGGCAGGGTCGAAATTACCATCTTTTGCGAAGGTTGCACCTTCAACTTTTCCAGATGTTATTTTTACTGGAACTTTTTCATTATTCGTCAAAGTAATATGCAGTAAGAGAAATTCATCTCTTCTTTCGTAGGAATCAAAAAGAATATGGACTCTCTCGGAATCTACCTGACGTCTCCAAATTGCAAAGGCCAGGATTGCGCTCACAGTAGACGCGACAGCTGCAATCGTTCCATCAATATTGAAGTTTACCATTTCAATTTTCCTTATGAGTGCGGTCGGACGTTCCCCGCCGGGGTCCGGGCCGAGGCCGCCCAAACGCAGGAGGTCGCATGAACAGGAATGAAAGCGCCGAGGGCCAGAAGGCCCCCAGCGTGGAAGTGAAACGACTGATGCCCGGCGAGACAATTATGGCTTTGCGTCGGGAGGGGGTGATTTCCCCAAATAAATTCGTGCACACTCCATCCCGTCCTCGATCATTTTTTGGGAATCTTTGTAGACCTGGACGACTTCTTCGCGCGTTAAAGGCTTTCTGTCTTGGAGCTGACTGGAAATGAGCGCCAAATATCGTGTCTGCGCAATCAAGACACCCAAGATCATTTCGTCCACGGCTTCCTCCGGTGGTTTGGGGTTGGCAGCTTCCGGACCGTACCCGAGGAGCCGTGGGCGAATCAACCAGGCACTGTGAGGTCGCATGAGAACCGTCGTGGTTTACGCCCTTGTTTTCATCTTCGCCGTGGCGGCCCTTCCCTTCGCCGCCCTGGGCGCACTTTTCGGCCTCATCGGCAACTTGCTCGACGATGCCGCAATGGCCCTTCACATCTACATCAACCCGAGCGTTCGCCGGCAATACGAAAAGGAGTGAACCATGCCCACGATCATCATTCGTGTTGAGGCCGATTTCAAGCCCATGCTCCAGCAATTGGAAGATCTTTTGGGGGCGGTCAAAGTGGTCGCGCACAAGGAGAAGGATGGGCTCATTTGCGCGGTCTGCAGGGACATCCATCATGCCTCCGGAACGAAGACCCCCTGCCAGTGCGGCATTCACCCCGACGAATGTCCTTCCTTCGAGGCCAAAGAGCCTTGGTACAAAAAACTGCAAACTCTCAACTTGGAAGGCGGTTCCGCTGTCAGCATCCGCGACCGGCTCATTCTCCTCGGCGTCCTCGGGAAGACCGAAGAGGAAGCCAAGGAGATGGTCAAGACGCGCTGGACGGAGGTCTAGGCTATCGCCGGACCAGTTCCAGGGCATCATTGAAGCAGTTCTTGTAATCGTCAAGCTGTGCCCGGATGTCCTTTTTTGAGGCATTCGCGCCGAGCTTGATAGCGATGGCCAGCAAGATGTTTGAGGCCACGACTCGATCAGATGACGCCTTGATTTCGGCTGCAAGTTTGTCGGAATCGAATGACATTTCGCCTCTCCTCGCGGTTGAAGGTTGAGTCGGCCCACCTCTCCGATACCGCGAGGGGGAGCGAAAATAAAGTACCGGGTAACGCCACCGGTAACGCCTATTGAATCAAGCGAGGTAACGCCATGCCCAAAATGAATTTTGAAGTCTCTGACCGGGAAGGGGAAATCATCCGCCTGGTTGCAAATCATCTTGGGCTCTCCCTGTCGGACCTCTTCCGTAAGTCCGTCGTTCTCGCCGCGCCGCTTCTCAATGGCCTTCCCTATGTCCGGCGAGTTGAATTGGAGGATATCGCGAACCTCCCAACTAATCGCCAATAATTTTTTAAGTAACGCATTACGTAACGCACGGAATAACGCCAGCGATAAACGGAGAAGACATGAGTAATCTGCGGGCACAAAAATTCGACGCGGCTGGGTGGCTTGCAAAGCTGATGGAATACCCCCTGGACGTGCGGGGGGCATTCGCCACAATCCAAGCAAAATTAATGCTTTCCGACACGCCCGGGGCCGAGACAAAGCGCCTCTCCCAGTGGGCGATTATCCTCGGCGTCTCTGAGGGGAAGGCCGTGGAATTGATCCGGCTCCTGGCCGAAGAGAGGCTGATCTCGGAGGACGGTTTACCCCCTTCTGGCGGTCACTCGTTACGTAACGAAATAAGTAACACGCGCATAACAATTTCGTTCCCTGGGCAAAAGCAGGAGGAGACACGTTCCGCCGGCACCATTCGCAAGGCCAATTACGATGCCCGGGAACGCACTCGTGACGCCTTGGGCAAAATGGGGGTCTACGAGGCGGTTTGCGCCGAGATGAGGAGGCGCGGCCTGGCGGACAACCGTTGGACTACGGAGGATTGCGCCACAGCCTTGGACGTCGGGCGGGCGTTATGCTCGCCCCCTGGTAACATCCCCGGAACGCCGACCGGTGACGTCCAAGGTGATCTTTCGTGACCTCCTTCCTGGACGAAATAGACCTCTCGGGCGCGTCGCTCGTTTCGCAGCGCAATCTCAACACGGCCAATGTCGCCCAGGCCATGCGCACGGGCAAATCCTGGCGCTGCGGCAAGATCGCGGGCATGACGGACAGTTCCTTGTGCATCCAGCGTCGCGATGAAGCGCGCGCGGCCGGGAACATTTTCAGCCTCTGCCACGATTGCACCATCCCGCTGGCGATCAAAAAACCAACCCAAAACGACACACCGGCCGGTGCGCCGATGCCGGTTGTCCGTCAAGCGGAGGGGAATTCCATGGGAAAACGTGCAGCCTGCATCGACTGCAAGCGAGTCATGGCCATCATTTCGGGCGGCCGTTGCGGCACTTGCTACAACAAATTCCGGCGCGGGGAATCGGTCATCCCTCCCCCCGACGCCCCCGCTCTTCCGTCGCCCGCGATCCAGGTGCAGCCGGCGACGCCGCCCCAGACGCCGGTGACCGCCGAGTCCTTCGACAGGCCCTTCGTCGTGGCCGGCTTCACTTTTGAGCCGCCTGCCCCCCGCCTTCCGAGCCCGGAGAAGGTCATGGTCCATTTTCACAACTCGGGGAACATCTCCTTCAACCGCGCCGCCGGAGTCCACTTCGATCTGACGTGGTTCAGCTACATCCGCATGTACCCCTCCACGCACCGTCGGGCCCTGGGCCTGAAATTCCTGACCGAGCAATGGCCCGGGTCGACCAAGCTGACGCCGGACGGCGGATCAATCCAGCGCCTCAAGCGCACCTACCGGACCATCTTGCCGCTGCTGCCCGAGATCAAAGGCAAGCGGTTCGCGATCGAGGCCACGGAAATGGACGGCTTTTTCATCGTCAGGCTCGACAACGCCAAGAGGTGAATCATGTCCAAAAGCACCGCATTTCTCCAAGACCCCGTGGTTCTTCCCCTGCCCCTCCCGGGCTCGCGCCAGCGGCGGTACACCAAGGCCGACATCCGCCAGGGCATGCGCTACCTCCGCCGGCTCGCCCAGGACGTGCACGAGGCCGGGGAGGAGTTCCGGCGCGTGGCTGACAAATTCAAAAAGGCCGTGGACGATTTCGATCTGGCGCTCAGCCTGGGGGTGATTACCGGGGAGCACCGGTGATGCCCACAACGGCTCCCTACGCCAACTTCCTCATGGCCAAGATGGTCAAGGCCCCTCTCTCGGGATTCGAACCTGGCTCGGTCAACCCCATGCTCAAGCCGCACCAGAGCGATATTGTGCGCTGGGCGGTCCGGGGTGGTCGGCGGGCGATTTTTGCGGCCTTTGGCCTGGGCAAATCCTTCATGCAGCTTGAGGCCCTAAGGCTTATCGGCGGCCGCGAAGGTGACCGGCAACTCATCATCGCGCCCCTGGGGGTCCGCCAGGAATTCAAGCTCGACGCTGCCAAGCTGGCCATCCCGATTTCTTTTATCCGGCGCACCGAGGAACTTGAGGGCCCAGGGCTCTACATCACCAACTACGAATCCGTCCGCGACGGCCGGCTGGACGTGAACGAGTTCAACGCCGTGAGCCTGGACGAGGCCGCCGTGCTTCGGTCCTATGGCTCGCTCACCTTCCAGACGTTTTTAACCATGTTCTCCTCGGTCAAGTACCGCTTCGTGGCCACGGCCATGCCGAGCCCGAACCAGTACAAGGAGCTGATCCACTACGCCGGCTTCCTGGGCATCATGGACACTGGGCAGGCCCTGACCCGGTTTTTCCAGCGCGATTCGACCAAGGCCAACAACCTGACCCTGTACCCACACAAAGAGCGCGAGTTCTGGCTTTGGGTGAATTCTTGGGCCATCTTCCTGCAAAAGCCTTCGGACCTGGGCTATTCGGACGAGGGCTATGACCTGCCCAAGCTCAACGTCCACTACCACATGGTCAAATCCGGCTCTACGCCCGGGGCGGATAAGAACGGCCAGCTCAAGCTGGTGTCCGACGCCGCGGTTTCGCTGCGCGATGCCTCCCTGGAAAAGCGGGCCACCCTGCCGGCGCGGATCGAGAAAGCGACCGAGATCATTTCGGCCGAGGCTGGACGACACTGCATCCTTTGGCACGACCAGGAGGCCGAACGCCACGCGATCAAAAAAGCGTTGCCGCAGGCGGTTGAGGTCTACGGCTCCCAGGACCTGGACACGCGCGAGGACCGAATAATCGGCTTCTCAAACGGCGAATTTGCCTACCTGGCCACCAAGACTATCCTGTCCGGCTCCGGGTGTAATTTTCAACGCCATTGCAGCATGGCCATCTTTCTCGGCATCGGCTTCAAGTTCAACGACTTCTTCCAGGCGATCAAGCGCATCCATCGCTATCTCCAGGCCGAGGCCTGTGACATTCACATCATCTACGCCGACACCGAAACCCGCATTCTGGAAGTGCTCAAGCGAAAATGGGCGCAACACGAGGAGATGGTGGAGAAAATGAGCGAGATCATCCGTAAATACGGCCTTTCCCGCGATGGTATGGCCGAGGAATTGAAGCGATCCATTGGCGTGGCGCGCGTCGAAGTCGCCGGAGAACTCTTCACGGCCGTGAACAACGATTGCGTCGAAGAGTGCCAGGCCATGGCCGAGAATTCGGTCGATCTGATCCATACCTCGATCCCGTTCTCGAACCACTATGAGTACACGCCGAGCTACAACGATTTTGGCCACACGGACGGCAACGAGCATTTCTGGGACCAGATGGATTACCTCACGCCGGAGCTGCTCCGCATCCTCAAGCCCGGCCTGATTTACGCCTGCCACGTCAAGGACCGGATTCTTTTCGGTAACGTGACCAACAAGGGCGTCCCGACTGTCTCCCCCTTCCACGCCGAGGCGATTTTCCATTGCCGCAAGCACGGCTTCGACTACCTGGGCATGATCACCGTCGTGACCGACGTGGTGCGCGAGAACAACCAAACCTACCGCCTGGGCTGGACCGAGCAATGCAAGGACGGCACAAAGATGGGCGTAGGCTCGCCCGAGTACATCATCCTCATGCGCAAGCCGCAGTCGGACCGCTCCCGGGGCTACGCCGACGATCCGGTGGTCAAGGACAAGGCCGAATACAGCCGGGCCAGGTGGCAGACCGATGCGCACGCTCTTTGGCGATCCAGTGGGAACCGCCTCTTGACCGCCGACGAAATGGACGCCTTTGGCCCAGATGTGATGGCCAGGGTGTTCACCGAGCAAAGCCTCGCCGCCGTGTACGATTATGAGGAGCACGTGCACATCGGTGAAGAACTGGACTTGCGCGGCGCACTGCCAGCCAGGTTCATGTCGCTGGCGCCGGGCAGTCATCATCCGGATGTCTGGCATGACGTGAACCGGATGCGGACGCTCAACGGCGAGCAGACTGTGCGCGGCCTGAACAATCACATCTGCCCCCTGCAATTCGACATCGTGGACCGGATCATCCGCCGCTACACGAACGACGGGGAACTCGTTTTTGACCCGTTCTCCGGGTTGATGACGGTGCCCTACCGGGCCATCCTGCTCGGTCGACGCGGCCGGGGCGTGGAACTCAACCCGGAGTATTTCCTGGACGGCGTGAAATATCTGCGCGCCGCCGAACAGAAGATCACCGCGCCGAGCCTCTTGGATTTTTGCAAGGCTGAACCAGTGATGGAGGCCGTGTAAATGCGCGATTACGGCGTGATTTTCACGAAGTTTTGGACCGAGCCCGATGTCCAGGCCATGTCGGAAGGCGCGCAGATGCTTTTTCTCTACATCCTAACCGGTCCGCATACCACGGCGGCGGGTTGCTTCCGCCTTCCACTCGCCTACGTCGCGGCGGATCGAAATTGGACCATCGCGCAAGTCGCCGAACGGTTCGAGGAACTGTCTCGAAACGGTTTCGCATACCGTTGTCCAAAGACCGATTGGGTGGTCATCCCGAAGTTCCTCAAACACAATCCCATCGCCAACCCGAACTGTGGGGTGGCCGTCTCCAAATGCCTCGACAGCCTTCCCGATTGCTTCACTCATTTAGATAAACTTATCAATATGTTGAGCCAATTTACAAACCGTTTACCGAACGGTTTCCTAAACGGTTTAGCGAACCGTTTGCCGAACGGTATGCCTAACCAGGACCAGGAACAGGATCAAGAACAAGAACAGGAGAAGAGTCTATCCACCCACACACACTCTTCTCTTACCCCCGCGCGCGCGGATGTAGGAAGGACCCCGGAAGAGGGGGGGGGTGAAGGAGAAGATCAAAAACCGGCCAAAGAATCCAAGAGGCCGGCACACCCGATCCAGTGCACCGAAGATTTCCCGCTTGAGCTCCAACAAATTTTCGACGCCTATCCCGAACCGCGTCAAGACCGGACCGAGGCCATGCACGCCCACCGGAAATCCATTGCGGATGGGGACTGGCCCGGGCTTTCCGTTATCCTTGCCGACCTCCTTGTCCGAACGCAAACGCCTGATTGGTCTAGAGAAAACTATCGATTTGTGCCCAAACTCTCGAAATATATTCGGGGCCGAATGTGGCTGGACCCGATGCCATCGTCGGCCCGGGCATCGCCGGAGGATGATCCGATCAGCGACATCGCGGCCAGGATACGAAGCGAGCAAAAGCAGGAGGCGACATCGCCATGAACTTTCTCAAACCCGACAAAGCCGGTGTGCTCAAAGTCCTTGAACGGATCGCCCTGCATCATCCCAGGTCGAAGCAAACCGGCGTGCTGGACATCCTGGCCGAGGACTACGCCAAGGCCTGCCAGGATATGACCATGGGTCAGTTCGAGGCCGCGGCGATGAAGGCCAATGCCGAGGTGAAATACTTTCCGGTCATCGCGCAAATTCGCGAGGCGCACGAACGGATCAAAGCCGAGAAAATGGCGCCCTCTGAACAGGGTCAACACACCGAATTTGCTCCGATGACGGACGAGGAATGGCAAAAAAACAAAGAGACGGCCAAGAAGTGGCTCACCAAGATCAAGGAAAACACAGGGTTTGAGCCGAGAAGGATGCAGTGAAAATCATCGTCGATTCCCGCGAGCAAGTGCCGCTCGATTTCACGCGCTACGAAGCCACGGTCGAGCCCGGCGCGCTTGAGGTCGGCGATTACGCGCCGGCCGGCCTTGGCCATTTATGTGCCGTCGAGCGCAAGAGTCTGCCCGATCTTATCGCCTCGCTGACCTGGGAGCGCGAACGCTTCGAGCGCGAGCTGCGCCGGGCGCGGGGACTTGAGGCCTTCGCCGTAGTGATCGAGGGCAACTTGGCGCAGGTCCGGAGTCATGATTACCGGAGCCAGGCCAAGCCCCATGCGGTCTTGCAATCCATGGTGGTTTTTAGCTGCCGCTACGGAGTGAACTGGATCTGGGCTGATGATGCGGCGGGCGCGGCATACTTCACGTTTCATTTTCTGCGGCATTACGTTCGAGAGGCGGAGGGGCACTACAAGGCGATTGTGAAGGCGCATGGGGAACACTATGCATCACCAGAATCGTAGGGAATGGGTATGATATCCAAAGCAGAACAAAAAAGAAAAAAAGAAGACAAATCCTGCCTGGTTTTCCTGTGGAAAAAATATTTTCAAGCATAGAGGATGTAAAGAAACACTTTTCGGGGGAATTTGTCACATGCTTGCTCTGTGGAAAAGAATATAGAGCCATAGGGAACCATATTGTAAGAATTCACAACATGAGCATTGATGAATTTAAAGTAAAATATAATATTCCATGGTCATATTCCCTATCATCAGAAGTTACAAGAGTAAAAAAAAGAGATATTAGATTAGAATATATTGAAACTCTGCCTGAAGGGACAATGAAGGCTCTCGCAAAGGACGCCAGAGGGAAAAGATCTGGCAAGGTAAGGATGTGCCCATTCAAAAGTGAAGTAGCAATAGGTAATCTTAATGACTATTGTATACCAAAAAACTATGTTGAAGTTGATGGTAAATTAATTTCTAAAACAGAATATAAAAGATTGAAGACTAGTAAATTTGGATCAGAAGAGCATAGAAAAAAACTTAGAAATCGTTCACTGCCACAGTCTAAAGCCCTTGGTGAATGGTGGAAGGGGAAAAAACAATGCGACGAACACATAGAAAAACGTGTTAAATCGGCAAAAAAGACAAGAGAAGCTAAAAAAATAACACTTCTTAGCATTGATGCTTCAGTAGAGGTGAAAAATGGATGATGCAACGGAAGAGCCGGAAGAATTTCCGACGACGGCCGAGCACTTCGAGATGTTCATCGACGAGGCAAAGAAGTGGATCGGAATCTTTGGGCTCGTCGGCTGGCGCGTGATATTTTGTCACGAGGATTTGGATTCGCATGCGGAATGCTGGACGAAATGGAACGCCAGGATAGCGCGATTGGAGCTCTCCAAATCATGGGCAGAGGATCCAAAAGAAGAGCTCATTCGCCGGTCAGCTTTTCACGAGGTATGCGAACTTCTTTTCGACCCGCTTCTCATGCAAGCCAGCAATTGTAATTTAGGCACCGATCAGCGCGAGATTGAAATGGAGCGTGCGCGGCATTCGATCATACGCACGCTCGAAAACGCCGTCTGGGAAAAGGAATATATGCAAAATAACACCAAACTCTGGAGACCGCCATGCAACCAAGTATCGTGAAAGACCAGATCACCTGCTTCCTGATGATCAACAACAACGTCATCATCGGCCGGCTGACCCGCAATGAAATTGAGGCCTATGTTGTCGATCCAGTCGTCCTTTCGTTCAAAGAGGTGCCTGCGACTGATGGCACAAAGGGCGTCACCGTCATCCCCTGGTTCACGCCCCTGAATCAATTCGGCCAATTCATCCGTGGCGAACAGCATCCTCTCCCGAACTTCATCATGTTCCCATATCCGGCTTCGCCCGGAGTGGCCGCAGACTACGCCTCGGCCATTGATCGGATCGCGGCGGATGCGGCCGGCCTGATCACGCCGACGGCGCAGGAGAAAGGTGCGATATTGTCAACCGTGAAGGGCGGCAAGAGGAGGCAGTAGCGATGAGCAAGGGAACCGTTGAATATCAGGTGGAAGAGATCAATAGGGCCTTGGCCCGGCTGGACGTTTTAAGGGCCATGCTTGAGGACGAAGGGAAAAAGAAGTTGGCCGAGATTGTTAAAAACATAAAGGCAACACTCTTATTCAGCTCGAACGCCGACAAAGAAGAGCCAATCACAGTAACGCCAGACTCTACTCCGGCTCCCCTTTCTTTTCCCGAGCATGGCCTGGCGCCGGGTGAAATCGGCTATGATTTGACTGCTCAGGCTTCGCCGGTGCCTGAATCTCCGGTGATTCAGGGGTCAGAGGTTGCGTGTGGCGAAGAAAGCGCCTGATTGCGATGTCGCGTTCTTCTTCGCGGGATGGATTGAGATAAAAAAGGCCAAATTCCATCCAAGGGCTTTTTCAGGAAAAAAAAAGGAAGTCAAGCAACGCCATGGGAAATGATCCCAACCTGGATCTCTACTTCCTGAGCCGAAACGTCCAGTTTCGCTACGCGCTCGATCAGTATGAGGATGATCAGCTCGCTGTTATGCTCAAGGCCTATAACGGCGCGCGCCGGTCGATTATGAAAAAGATTGGCCAGATCTCGGCGGGGCAAGAGGAAGTGACGCTATCCGAGGCCCGGACCTTGGCGCTGCTCGATGAGACGTATAAAATGACGGGCGGCATCCGGCAACACCTGAGTGAGGGCATTGGCAACCTGGCCCAGACGGCCGGATTTCTGGCGTTGCATGAGCATCAGGACATCCTTTCGCTCGGCCAACGCTTGCCGATTAGGAACGTGAGCCTGACGCCCGAGCAGATGCGATCCATCGTCGTGGACACGCCCATCGGCGGCCGCAACCTGGCCGGGTGGGTTGACGAGACGTTCGACTACCAGCTCAAGACCCGAATTCAAACCGAGATCGCCCGGGGCATGATCCTCGGCGAAGGCTATCCGGCGATCACCCGCCGGCTCGAAAACGGTCTGAACCTGGCCAGAACCGATGCCATCACCCTGGCGCGAACCTATGTCCAAAACATCAACACGAGCGCCCAGGAGTCGGTCTATAAGGCAAATACCGACATCGTGAATGCTGTGAAGTGGTGCGCGGTGATGGAGACAGGCAACATCTCCACCGGGACCGGGACGTGCCTGCGCTGCGCCGCGCTCGATGGCGAGGTCTACGGGATCGACGAAGACCATCCGCCGATCCCGCTTCACCCGCGCTGTCGCTGCTCGCTCCTGCCGGTGACCAAGTCCTTTCGCGAGCTCGGCATTCCCCTGAACGAGATCGAGGAGGCGACGCGGCCCTATGCCAAATATCCACCCGAGAACATCGACGCCGGCGGCCGGCGCACGATCGAGGAAGTGGGCTTTCATAAAGGCGATTACGCGAGCTGGTTTTCCGGCCAGGACGAGGAGTTCCAGAAAAACGTGCTGGGCCCGGGCCGGCTGAAACTCGTCGACGAAGGCAAGGTCGACTTCAAGGGCCTGGTGGACCGTTCCGACGGCCGTCTCAAGCCGATCAAGGAATTGACGGGCGAGATCCCGCCTCCCACACGGGCACCGGCACCAAGCGGGCCCATCGAAAGTTCCGGGGGCGCAGTTGCCAAGCCAGACCTTGAAAAAGGCGAGAAAAATCTTTATATTAGAAGTGAAAAAGGGCTGTCTTTCGTGGCCTACAAAGGGATGGGGACGCCGCAGTACGCCGAGGCCACAAAAGAGGCGGATGCATTGCTTGAGGCCAGGAACAGGCCCACGCTTGAAAACGAATTCGCGGTGGTAAAGGAAAAGGCGGCTGATATGCTGGAACAAGGGCTGCACCCGGAAGAAATCGGAACCATCCGGGCCTACACCGGTGACATCTTTGCGGCCGTCAACTCGCAATTGCGGGGACAGCCCGGCGCCGTACCCGACGAGCAGGTGGAGGGTGTGTATGCGTTCAGCGCCCTGGCCACGCAGGGACTGATGAAGCTGCCCGGGTATGAAGGCACCGTTTACAGGGGGGCAGATTTACCACTCGAAGTCGTGGAGCGTTTCATGGCCGCAGCGGATGCCACTGACCCGGAAAAGAAGATGGTAATGGAGGAAGGTTTCACCAGCACGAGCTATGAAAGCAACGCGGCCCTCAAGAAAAAACATACCATGGTCATAGAAAGCAAGGGTGGCGCGAAAAAAATCGATTCTATTTCCAAAAGACCGGAGCAAATGGAGGCACTTTTTATACCGGGAACAAAGTTTTACGTGTCCACCGCAACTGAGTTAAAAGACGGAGAAATCGTTTTCTATATGGGCGAGGTGGAGAAATGAAAAAGGAAATAGTTAAGATTCACGGCGATCCTGAAGGGGCAAAAAAAATACAGGAATATTTGGACGCATTGAATCGCGGCGAAGGGCGTCCTGTCCCGGATTCCATGTTGAAACGCATGGAAGACCCGATCGGCTTCGACCACACCGGGCGCCCGTTCACGGATGAGGATACCGAGCGAAACTACCGGCGCATGTTCGGGCCGAAGAACGAGGACTCGAAATGACCGCCCGCGACCTCGTCGAACTCGTGGGGCCTGACGTGGCCATGACTATCGCCCTGGCTTGCGGTGGCAGTTTCCAGTCCATGCCGACGCAAAAAGCCATTCACACGGCCTGCCGAAACCTCGGAGTCCAGATCCTCTCGGCCAAAGGGCGTACAATGGCCCAGATTTCGGCGGCCACGGGTTTAAGCGAGGATTCGATCGTCCGGATCATCAAGGCCAGTATGAATTAATGCCCCATTTACGAACTTATAGGGTTTTTCGTTTTTTCTTCTGCCATGCCCTGCCCATCGGACAACGGGCGGCGGCTCCCTAAGCATACAAACCCCAAACGAGCGCCCGCCCCGGTTCCAAAAGGATCGGCGTGGACGCGGACACCCTGGCCAAAACCAAGGCCCTGATCGAGGCCGATGAGGGCTGCCAGCTCAAAGCCTTCCAGGATTCGCGAGGGTTTTGGACCATCGGCCGCGGCTACAATCTGCAAGCCCACGGTTATACCGCGTCCCAGGCGGCCAAGGTAGTCTGGACACAGGCGCAGGCCGACTTCGCTTTTGACACCTGCTTCGCCGACGCCGTTCAATCCCTCGACGTTCAATTCGCCGGCTGGACCAATCTCGCCCCGGCACGCCAGGCCGTTGCCGTCTCTGCCATGTACCAGCTTGGCGCCGCCAAGGTGATGGAGTTCGCGCCGACCATCGCCCTGATCAAGGCTGGGAATTTCGAGGCCGCAGCTGTCCACATGGAGGCCTCTGCCTGGGGTCACGAGTGCCCGGAGCGAGTCCAGCGCCTGGCAGCCATGATGCGCACGGGGGAATGGCCCAATGCGTAGGCTCCGGGATTTCATCCAACACCACTGCAATTCCGTCCACTTCTACTGCCGCTTGAAGGACGCGGGCCTGCCGAAATGGGCAGCGCGCTTCATCGCCCAGATATACGAGATCATCACCAAACCCGTCGTTTACTGCGGCGGCGCGATCCGGGGATAAACCATGTACAACTTCAAGCCTTGGTACACCTCAACCGGCGTGATCAGCCCGATCGTGGGTATGATCGGCCTTATCCTGAATTTGTTCGGCGTGCCCATGACCCCGACCGGCATGGAGCACCTGGCCACCATGGCCTCGGTCCTGATGATGGTGTTCGGCTTTGTCGGCGGCCTCATCGGCCGGCTGAAGGCAACGCATCAGATCGGCAAACCGCTATCCATCGAGGAATTCGCCACATTTGCAGTAGGCGAGCCCCCGAAAGTGCCCGGCCTTGACGAAGTCCTGACCCATGTCCCGCAAATCCTGTCGGCCGCCAGGCAGATCGAGCAGGCCGTCGAGGCGGCCAAAGTCCAGACGGCACCCTCCCCGGCTGTGGGAACGATGCAACTGATGGCCGGAACCGGCCCCCCCCCGGTCGAAAGCCAAGACGGCACGGTAACTGGCGATGGCGCCGGAGTTGCGTCGGCCCCCATCGACCCGCCGCCTGCTACCCCGATTTCCCCTGAAGGAGGTCCGCGATGAAAACCCGAATCACCGCCCTGATCATCACCGTGTCCCTGGCCGCCGCCTTGGAGGCGTGCGGCAACCCGTGCTTGCAGACCGTCGCCGAAGACGTCGTGTCGCAGGCCCCGGCCGCTGCCGAGAAGTTGGCTCCCGTCGTTTCTTCCCCGTCAGTCCCCGCCGATATGAAGGCGGCAGCCGCCGGCGTCCAGGCGGCGCTGACTTCATCCTCCACGCCGGCCTGCCAGATGCCCGGATGGGTCAAGTGGGCCGAAGAAATCTTGGAGATCGTAGGGCCGATCCTCGTCCAGGAAATCCCGAAGGTGATTTAGCTTTATAGCCGGAACATCCCTGGCGGAGGCGTAGATAAATGGATTGGCACGTTTGGATTGCGGCTGCGTCCTCGTTGTTTGGGGCGATTCTCACGGCGGCGGTCGCCATCAAGATTTTCTTGGCCGGCAAAGCCGAGCGCCAGCGCGACATGGACCGCCAAGCCCTGATCGATGAGGTGCGCGGATACCGGAAAGAGCATCAGGAATGCCAGAAAACGCAACGCCTCTGCCAACTTTCGCTCGCGACGGACTTTCGGACCAAGGCCGAGGCCGACAAAGACTGGAGCAAGCAGGGGAGCGTCAACGACGAACTGTTCACCAGGACCAATGATCTCAACGCCAAGGTCTGCAAGCTCGAAGTACAGGTGGGGGCGAAATAGACCATGAAAACGCCCCGAAAGCGCGACCCCGAAGCCGGTGGGATGAATGCCAAACGGATGGTGTTCGTCAAGGAATATCTCATCGATTTGAGCGCCACCCAGGCGGCGATTCGCGCGGGCTACAGCAAGAAGTCGGCGTTCCGGATCGGCTACCAGCTCCTCCAAAAAACCTGCATCAAGGAAGCCATTCGCGTCGAGATGGAGGAACGCGCCCGGCGCACCGACATCACCGCCGACCGGGTTTTGAAGGAATTGGCAAAGATCGGGTTTGCGAACCTGGATGATTTCGTGACCATAAACGAAGATGGCATCCCCTCCTTCGATTTTTCAACGGCCGACCGCGACAAGATGGCCTCCCTTTCCGAGATCACCCACGACTCAATCTGGGAAGGAAGGGGCCGCGATGCGCAAGAGGTCAAACGCATAAAGATCAAGTTCCACGACAAGGTGAAATCCCTGCAACTGCTTGGAAACCACCTCGGCATCTTCCGGGAAAACGCCAGCGGTGACGACGCCCCCATGCCGGTGAAGGTCGAAGTCACCGTCGTGGACGGGCGCAAATCATGACGGTCATCGCCCCGCGCCTGAACGTCCCCCAGGCCAAATTTTTGGCCCTCCCCAACAAGTTCAAAGCCTATGTGGCCGGCTACGGCGCCGGGAAGACCTGGGCCGGTTGCGCGGGTCTGGCCAAACACTTCTACGAATTCCCCCGGGTCAACGCCGCTTACTTCGCCCCCACCTACCCCCAAATCAGAGATATTTTTTACCCGACGGTCGAAGAAACGCTTCTGGATTGGGGCCTGACCACGAAAGTCCGCGTGGGCAATCACGAGGTCGACGTCTATCGTGGCCGCATTTACATGGGGACCGCCCTGTGCCGGTCGATGGAGGATCCTGGATCGATCGTTGGCTTCAAGGTCGGCAAGGCCCTGGTCGACGAGATTGACGTCATGACCAAGGACAAGGCGGCCGGGGTCTGGCGCAAGATTCTGGCGCGCATGCGGCATAAGGCCGAAGGCCTGCAGAATGGAATCGATGTCACGACCACACCGGAGGGGTTCCGTTGGGTTTACGAGCAGTTCGTCCACCTGCCCCGGGCAAATGAAAGCCTGCGGGACACCTACGGCCTAATCCAGGCCTCCACCTACGACAATGCGGCCAACCTCCCCGACGATTACATTACGAGCCTACTCCAGTCCTACCCGGCCAACCTGATCGATGCCTACATCGACGGGAAGTTCGTCAACCTGCAGACCGGGAGCGTCTATTCCTCCTACAACCGCGTGGAAAATCGCTGTGCCGACGTTGCGAAGGACGGCGAGACGATATTCGTGGGCATGGACTTCAACGTCGGCAAGATGGCGGCGATCATCCACGTCAAGCGCGAAGGCCTTCCTAGGGCCGTCGATGAGATCGTGAACGGCTATGATACACCGGACATGATTCGTCGGCTCAAAGAACGTTTCTGGAAATTCGACGGCGCCGATTACCGGGCGACCAGGCAAATCCGCGTCTACCCGGACGCCTCGGGCAACTCGCGCAAATCCGTGAACGCCTCGCAAACCGACCTGGCCCTTCTCAAGCAGGCCGGGTTCATCGTGTGCGCGCCAGCGGCCAACCCCCCGGTCAAAGACCGCGTGAACGCCATGAACGGCATGTTCTCGAACGCCGCCGGCGAGCGGCGCTATCTGATCAACGACGCCCTCTGCCCGACCTACGCCGACGCGCTTGAACAGCAGGCCTGGGCGGCCAATGGCGAGCCGGACAAGAGCAACGGGCACGATCACCCAACCGACGCCGGTGGCTATTTCATCCACCATGAATTCCCGGTTGTGCGCCGGGCGACGAGTTCCAAACAATTCCTGATCTGAGGTCCACCATGCCAGAAACGCCAGTCATTATGCCGGAAGGCGGCCAGCAGGAAGCCAACGTCAATTCCCCCTCCCTGGCTTATCAGGCCATGGAAAAGATGCGCGAACTCCCTCGGGCGCTCATGGGCGGCACACAGGCGATGCGCAAGGCCGGGGCCAAGTATCTGCCCCAGGAGCCGGCCGAGACATCGATGGCCTGGGAAATCCGGGTTTCGCGCTCGGTGCTCTACAACGCCTACCGGAAAGCGGTGCAGGATCTCGTCGGCATGGTGTTTTCCAAGCCTTTGACCTGCAAAGACGAGACGCCGGACGACCTCGCGGAATGGTGTGAAAACATCGATCTGGCCGGAAGCGACATCCACTCCTTCGCCAAGGAGGTTTTCACGGACGCCTTTTACGGTGTCAGCTACATCCTCGTCGATTTCCCGCGCGTGGCCGAGGGAGGCACCCTCGATGACGAGCGCAAGGTCGGGGCCCGGCCATATTGCGTTCATGTCAAAAGCGAAGACCTCATCGGCTTCAAGTCCCAGCTCATCAACGGTGTTCAAACGCTGACCGAGGCGCGCATCCGCGAAACGAGCGTCGAGACCTCCGGGCCCTACAGCGAAAAGATCGTGAAGCGCGTCCGGCTGCTCCAGATCATCGAAAAGGACGGAGCGCAGCACTGCGCGTTCACCGCGCATCAGTTGGAGGACGCGAAAGACAAGGACGGAAAAGAGATATGGACCATCATGCCCGAATTGTCCGGAGTGATGAGCATCGACTTCATCCCGATCGTGCCGATCTACACCGGCCGCACGGATTTCATGCTTGGCGTGCCGCCGCTGGCCGACCTGGCCGATCTCAACGCTTTGCACTGGCGATCCTCGTCCGACCAGGAAAACACCCTGCATTTCATCCGTTTCCCGCTCCTTTTCGGTTGCGGGCTCGGGGATGATGACTCCTCAGTCGAGATCGGGCCGAACCACATGATCAAGGCTTCGAGCCCCGAAGCCAAGCTGAGCTACGTCGAGCACACCGGCGCTGCGGTTAAATCGGGGAAGGAATCGCTGGACGATCTTGAATCGCGCATGAACCGCATGGCCATGGAGCCGACCGTTGTGGGCAAAACCGGCACCATCACGGCCACGGAAAAAGCCATCGACACCAGCGAGGCGCATTCGACCCTGCAGTCCTGGGCGCTCTTGCTCGCTGGCTCACTCAAGCTCACGTTGCAATATATGGGCGCATGGGTGGGTAAGGCCAAGGCGGAATGCGGCGGCGTCAACGTCAACACCGATTACGGCTTGTTCATGTCCGGCCTGGAATTACCTCAGTTGCTCCAGGCCTTCCAGGGTGGCCTGCTTTCCAAGGAAACCGTCTGGAACGAGCTCAAGCGCCGTGGCCTGCTCGCCGACGACTTCGATCCTGTCGAAGAGGCCAAGCTGCTCGAGGATGACTCCCGGCAAAAGCCGGGGCCCGTCGCGCCAGGGGGTTCAATCGTGGACAAGCTGCTAGCGGCGGCCGGCCATGGTGGAACAGCCGAACCTGGCGCTCCCGCGCCGGGGACATCGCCTATCGCGCCGCAACTCGGAGCTCCCACGTAAAGGCCGAGACCATCCGAGACCAATTTACGAACTTATAGGGTTTTCCGTCTTTTCTTTTGCCATGACCGCTTCAAACGTGAAGCGGGTTACCTAGAAGCCCTGAATTTTCAGGTTTCAGAAAGGCCCCGGACGGAGCGCAAGACGCGCTCTTCACGGGGCCTTTCCAATTTTAACGCCAAGCCGGGAGAGCCGGGGCGGCACAAAGATCCGGGAGGGATCGTAACATGGCCCTGAAGCTCACTTTGGACACCTTGGACGGCGTCGATGAAGGCCAGAAGACTTTTTACGTCGAGCGGGACGGGAAGTTCCACCTCGACGTCGACGGCATCGAAGACACGGCCGGCCTCAAATCGGCGTTGGACAAAGAACGCGCCCGAGCCCGCGATTTCGAGAAGAAGTACGGGCAGCTCAAGGACGTGGACCCAGAGGAATACACCAAGCTCAAGAAAGAGGCCGAGGAGCGCGCCGCGCTCGACGCCGAGAAGAAGGGCCAGTTCGACACCCTCAAAAATCAGCTCGTGGAAAAGCACACCAAGGAAATTTCGCTCAAGGACGGAGAGATTTCGGCCATGACCAAAGCCTTGGAAAACTACCTCGTGGACGCCAATGCCACGGCGGCCATCGCCGAGGCCAAGGGCGTTCCGGCCCTCCTGCTCCCGCATGTCAAGGCCTCCGTGAGGGTGGTCAAGGACGGCGATGAATACGTCGTCCAGGTCGTGGACAAGGCGGGCAATCCCCGCATCAGCGATTCCAAAGGCACGCCCATGACCATTCCGGACCTCGTGGCCGAGATGAAGAAGTCCGACGTCTTCGGGCGCGCTTTCGAAGGAAGCGGTGCTTCCGGCGGCGGCTCGCAGCGCTCGGCTGGGGGCGGCAGCTCGGACAAGAGCATTTCACGCGCCCAATTTTTCAACCTCAATCCCAACGCTCAGATGGCCTTCACCAAGAGCGGCGGGATCGTAACCGACTAAGGAGACGAGAAAATGGCCAATACGCTTACCAATCTTATCCCGGTCATCTACGCCGGCATGGACATGGTCGCCCGCGAAATGGTGGGCTTCATCCCGGCCGTCGACATCAACGCCAAGGCCGAACAGGCGGCGCTGAACCAATACATCACCGTCCCCGTCACCCAGCCGGCCACCACCGGCAACATCGTCCCGGGCCAGCTGCCCCCGGACGACGGCGACCAGACCATCGGCACCACGCAAATCCAGATCACCAACTCGATGTACTCGCCGATCCGGTGGTCCGGTGAAGAATTGAAGGGCTACCAGCAGACCGGCACCTATGCGCTGACCCTGGCCCAGCAATTCGCGCAGTCCATGCGCGCCCTGGTCAATCAGGTGGAAGCCAACCTGGCCGTGGTCGCCTACCAGAGCGCTTCCCGCGCCTACGGAACTCCAGGAACGCCGCCCTTCGGGACTGCAGGGGACCTCTCCAACATCGCCCAGACCCGCAAGATTCTGGAGGACAACGGTGCTCCGATGTCCGACCTGCGCTGCATCCTCGGCACCACCGCCGCCGCCACTCTGCGCGGCAAGCAGAACGTGCTCTTCAAAGTCAACGAGGCCGGCACCGACGACCTACTTCGGCGCGGTACCATCGGCGAGTTGGAGGGGTTCCAGATCGGCGTTTCCGCCCAGGTCCAGAACGTCACCAAGGGCACCGGCGCGGGCTACGTCACCTCCGGCGCGACCGCCTTGGGCGTCGACGCCATCGCCCTGGCCACCGGCACCGGCACCGTGAACGCCGGCGACATCGTGAGTTTCGCCGCCGACGCCAACAACCAGTACGTCGTCGGGGCCGGTGTGGCCGCGCCCGGCACCATCTCGCTGAACAACCCCGGCGCACGCGTGGTCATCCCGACCGGCAACGCCATGACCATCGGCGGCTCTTATACCGCCAACATGGCTTTCCACCAGAACGCCATCAAGCTGCTCGCCCGAGTCCCGGCCATGCCCGACGGCGGCGACCTGGCGGACGACGTGATGCTCGTCACCGATCCGGTTTCGGGACTGACCTTCCAGGTGGCCGTTTACCGTCTCTACCGCCGGATCAAGTACGAAATCGGCCTGGCCTGGGGCGTGAAGGCCATCAAGAGCGAATTCATCGCCACGATGATCGGCTAACCTCAACTAGACCAAGAAGGAGAAGCCCGATGGCCAAGAAAGACATCGACGAAAAGCCCGACGAGCCCCTGATCCCCGAGGATCAGTCCGAAGAGGGCATGGTTAAGGTCCACAAGACCGGCAAATACCTGAACGTGCACCCGTCCTGCGTTGCGGCGCACGAAAAGGCCGGCTGGACGGTCGTGGACTAAGCATCCACCGGCAACGCCATGACACTCGTAATCGAAACCGGAGCTGGCGTCCCAGGATCCAACACCTTTGTGGATAGCACCTATGCCAGCTCCTATTTCTCCGACCGCGCCATCGCCGCCTGGGCAGGAACCGAGGCGGCGATGGAGGCGGCCCTGATCCGCGCCGGCCAGTTCCTGAACGGATTGCGCTGGCGCGGAACCAAGGTGAATTACGAATACACCATGTGCTGGCCTCGCTTCGGCGTCCCGATCGAGGATTGGACCGTCACGGGGCATGCCAGCGGCCTTCCGGCCTGGGCCTCCTACGGCATGTATTGGGCGTCCAACGAGGTGCCCTACCTCGTCTTGTATGCCCAATGCGAGGCCGCGCTGCGTTACCTCGTGGGGACTGACATGATGCCGGACCTTCCCCGGGGCGGCCTGACCTTGCGCGAGAAAGTCGGCCCGGTCGACATCACGTACATGGCCTCGGCGCCGGCCGGGACGACCTTTCAGAGCGTCATGGCATGGATCCGGCCGCTGCTCAAATCCAAAAACAGCATCGAGCTCGTGAGGGGATAGGCGATGGATTACCCCTCCCTGGCTTCCACGGTGCTCTCGATGCTGACCACCTACGGCTGCTCCATGACCATCGTCAAGGAGGCCTCCGGCGCGTTCAATCCGGCCACCGGCAAAAAGGATCCTTCGACCATCGTCCAGGTTCCGTGCCTTGGCGTGATCGATCAGTACGACGCCTTCATGGTCAATGGGACTTCGGTGCTCTCCGATGATCAGCGCTTCTACATCGCGGCATCGGGCGTGGCCCAGCCGCCGGTCGCCGGCGACAAGATCACGATGGGCGCCGCGACGTGGAACGTGGTGAACGTGAACACGGTCGGCCCGGCGGCCATCCCCCTCTACTACGATGTGCAGGTGAGGCAGTGATGGCCGGAAAATCCAAAGCCAACGGCCTCACCGGCACCAGCAACGTCGACCTCTCGGGCCTCGTGGATGACGAGGGCAACCTGGCCACCGCGCTGGACCGCGTCTACGACACAGCGGCCGAGTTTGGGGAAGCCCTGAACAGCTTGGCCGAGATGTTGCCGACCAAAGCCAGCCTCGTCGTCAAAAAGGCCGTGTTCCAACTGGTGGGCGAGTTCATCAACACCACCCCGAAGGACACCGGGCGCTGCGCGTCCGGGTGGCAGGTCAGCGTGGACAGCGAGAGCGACTATGCGCCGCCGCCCGGGGACTACACCGGTGTCGACCTCTCGAAGTTCCCTGGGCTGCCCACGGCCAAGGTCGTCTACAACATCGAGAACAACGTCGAATACGTCACCTACCTGGAGAACGGCCACAGCAAGAAGGCTCCAAACGGGTTCATCGCCAACGGCCTGGCCAGGTTCGCCGACTTCTTCGAGAAAAGCGCCGCCGAACTCGGCTTCGAGGCGACGCCATGACGCCCGACGTCATCACCCGCACCATCCAAACCTTCTTCGTGCCGGTATCGCCCTGCACGCAGACGGCTTTCGCCAACGTACCGGTGGATTTCGCCGCCCCGCCATGGATCTCGCTCTACGTGCTCCCCGGCAAGACGACCGCCCAGGAAATACCGGCCAGCGGTTTCGGCAACGGGAAGCGCGTGGGCTCCGTGAAGGTCCAGATCATCACAGCCCCGGGCGACGGCTCGCAACTCGGAGGAAACCTGGCGGCCCAGGTCGAAGCGCTTTTCCGCTGGACCACGCTCACCTCGGCCGACGGCGAAGGGCTCTATTTCGAGGAGCCGTACACGGACGAAGACGGCCCGGACCCCGAGGGCCACTACCAACACACCGTCACAGCGCCCTGGTGGTGCTGGACGCCTTAAAGGAGCAACATCATGACCGCGCTCGCGAACAGCATTGCCCTGGCATACCAAACCAGTCTTTTCGCCACGCTCGAAACGACGCCGGGGACTCTCCAATTCCCGGCCGCCTCGAACACCGATCTCGTGGTGCCGGCCGGCTTCCCGGACTTGAACCAGAACCCGGCCTTCGTGAACTCGGACGAGGTGATCTACTCGCGCGACATTCTGGCCATGTTCCAGAACGTCACCCCGGCGGGCACGTTCACCATCCCGATGTACCTGCGCCCGAGCGGCACCCTCGGTTCGATCCCCCAGGGCGCGAACCTGTTCACCAGCCTCTTCGGCAAGCAGACCATCAACGCCTCGACCTCCGTGGTCTACTCCCAGCAGGTTTCCAAGCCGTCCCTGTCTCTCTGGTACCTGCGTGGCAACACGGTCTTCAACGCCGCGGGCGCCGTCATCGACGCCATGAAGATGGGCTTCACGACCAAGGGCGGCGCGCTGTGCACCTTCAGCGGCCAGTTCCTCCAGCTCGGCTACGCGGGTACCGCCCAGCTTACCGCCGCTGCTGCCGCCGCCGCCACCTCCATCACCGTCGACGACGGCTCCAAGTTCACGGTCGGCTCGGTCATCTACGACTCGTCCTTCAATGCCGGCGTCGGCGACCACGCGACCAACGGCTACACCGTCACGGCCGTGGCCGGGAACACCCTGACCATCTCCCCCGGCATCGTCGGGACCGGCGGCTGGGCCAGCGGCGACACCATCCAGGGCTACCTCCCGGCCGGGAACGCCATCGGTTCCCCCCTGGCCTTCCGCCAGTCGCTTTTCACCGTGGAAAGCGCCCAGCACAACCTCAAGGGCCTGGACTTCTCCTACGCCGACTCGGTCAAGATCCTCGACGACGAGATCACTTCGTCCGGGTATCCGCAGGCCTACATCCCGTCCCAGCGCACCATCAACGGAACCCTTCACAGCTACCTGCGCCGCAACGACATCGACTTCATCACCGAGGGCATGAGCATGAACAAGGGATCGCTCTCGATCCAGGTGGGTTCGACCGCCGGTTCGACCGTCACCCTAAGCATGCCCAAGTGCGTCTTCGAGGTGCCCCAGCTCAAGAACAACGCCCCGGCCGTGGAATTCGACATGAAATACACCGCGATTTCCAACAGCGGCAACGGCGAAGACTCGATGACCATGACCTTCGCTTAACCCTTAACCACCGGAGGATTTCCCCATGAGCGGCGACGAAGGCGACAAAAAAGACGACGGCCTGACCGACGGCCTGACCGAGGCCCAGGCGGGAGAGGTCGGGCACACCAGCCACGAAGGCGGCGAGATGGACGCCGAGAACCAGGCCAACAAGATGCGCGAAAAAGGCGGCTCCGGCGCCATCTAGGCTTCCGCAGGGGCGGGGATAGGGTTTTCATGGCCCGAAAGCGCGACCCGGCGCGTTTCCCCGCCCCTCTCAACTCCGGGAAAACACATCCCGGGAGGGAATATGGCTCTGAAATTGGATTTTGACAGCGAACGCAAGGTGCACGTTCTGGTCGACGGCGTTTTGTACGCCGGCCATCCGTTGTCGCGCTCCGAAGAGCGCAAGCTGGCCAAGGACCACATGGAACACAAGCGGATCGCTGGCGAAATGCGCGAGGTTCTTTCGCCCGAATATTTCGTCGCCAGGGCCAAGGCGATGATCAAGGGCATCCTTTCCGGCCTCATCGGCGAAGACGGCGCCCCGGCCACGCGCTCCGACGCCCTCATCGAGAAGATGTGCGAGTTCAACCACGAGCACATCGACCGCGTTCTCGCCGAGATTTCGGCCGCCGCCGCCGAAGTGGTGGAGGGCGAAGGAAAAAACTTCGACGCTGGTGCGAGTGGCAAGCCCGCCGCGCCAGCTCCGACGGCCAAGCGCTAGCCTGCGAGGCCTGCGCACAGACATTCCAGGAGCTTGACGATGAACCGCCCTGCGACGGCTGCGAATACGAGGAACCAGTGCTTGCCCCGGCCAACGTGCCGGCCTGGCAAATCTGGTCCGTTTGCAACCAGCACGGTCGCCCCTTTGACGGCATGGGCGGGGCGGTTCTCCCCATAGACGCCGAGAAGGCGATGGGGATTTGCGGCGGATACGGCGAGGGCATCGAGACGTTTGAGAGGGTCTTGTTCATCGAGGGGATCATGTTCCCGGCCTTGAGCAAGAAAAAAGACGATCCGGACCAACCTGAAGAGATCGGGTAAAAAATGCCAGGCATCCGCATCGGGGTTGACGTCTCCGGAGGCATGACCTCCCTCAAGGACTTCCAGGACGCCCTCCAGAAGACCGGCGCCGCGTCGAAGCTCACGGTCGATGAACTCGCCAAGCTGGAACAGCGCTTTGTGAACAAGCTGGCGGCGGACAAGGCCAAGGCCGATCTCGACGCCACCAGCAAATCCATTGACCAGATCGGGAGGGCCGCGGGCATCTCCGGGAAGGAACTCGCGGACCTTCAAACGCGCTTGGGGGGCATCGCCCAAAAAGTCAAAGAAAGTTCGTCAGCTCTCGAAAAACATTCCGAGGCCCTTTCCAGCATGGGAAGAGGTCTCGGAGTCGTGACTTCGGCTCTTGGAACCCTCGCCACAGCCTTCAGCGCGGTGAAGATCAGCGAATACCTAATGGAGTCCGCGAGTCTCGGCGCCCGCTACGAAACCCTCGGCGTTGTCATCAAGGTCGTCGGCGAGAATGCCGGCTACAACGCCATGCAGATGAACGAGTTTGCTTCAGCGATCCAGAAGTCGGGCATCTCGATGATCGAGAGCCGGGAGGCCCTGGCCAAGCTGGCGACCGCGCATGTTGACCTGACCAAATCCGCAGAACTGGCCCGGGCCGCCCAGGACGCGGCAGTGATTTCCGGCCGCAACTCGTCCGAGGCCTTTGGACTGATGACCCAAGCCATCGCCAACGGGCAAGCGATTCTTTTGCACCATATGGGCGTCATGGTTGATTTTGAGGGGGCGTACAAACGGGCCGGGGAGGCCATCGGCGGCAACGCCCACTCCCTGACCCAGAATGAGCAAATCCAGGTCCGCACTCAAGAAGTCTTGGATAAAACCGCAGCGTCCGCCGGGGCCTACGCCGCCGCAATGGAAACGGCCGGCAAGCAGATCACCAGTTTTACCCGTTATCTGCAAGATTTTCAGACCATCCTCGGGTCCGCCTTCAATGAATCGACGTTTTCCGTGGTCAGCACCGGTGCGACCACGATGAAGCAACTGCAGGACGAGATTTCGTCGCCCCAGGCGCAGAAGGCTCTCGCAAGCCTTGGAGAGGGTATTGAGCATCTCGCCAATAACATAACGACCTCCATTCCCGGAATGATGACTACGGTCATCAGCGGCCTCGACCAGATCACCAAATGGTGGAGCACCTTGGACCCGACCCTCCGGGTGCTTATGGGGGCTGCTGCGGGGGCCGCCGGGGCCGCCCCGGTTGCACTTGCGGCATCATTTGCAAATCCAGCGCTGGGGCTCGGTATCCTCGCTACCGGGGCTGTTTCGGGCGGTGCGGCAACATGGGGTCTAAGTAAGCTATTCCCCGGCGTGGATAAGCAAATCGACGAACTAAAAAAAGAGCTTTCCGAGAAAGAGCCGGGAGGGGACTTCTGGGACAAGCTGTCCCCATATTTGTCTGGCATGGGATCTGGCTACAAGCCCAAAGACAAAGGCTACAAATTAACAGGCGAAGAGCGCGAGGATGCACAAGCCAAGCTCGACTCGCTTGAGGCTTACCGCTGGCAGCTCCGCTATAACAAGGGCGTCAAGGACGCACGCAAAAACATGGTCGCCGAGGGTGCCGATGAAGGTGAAGTCTACAACAAATTCGACAGGGACGGGAACTCGGAAAGGGCCGCCGCCAACGCGGTTGCGATCAGGGCGAAGGAAGACAAGGAGGCCCGCGAAAAAGGGGCCAAGGAACTCGCGGACTACCTCTCCGGGGGCAAAGCCGGGCGCATAGCATCGGCCAAGGAGGATTACGAAAAGGCCATGGGCCAAGCGGTCATGGTCTATCAGGGGTCGAACAAGTCCTCCAACATGAACAACTGGCTTTACGAGCAACAAGTCGCGGCCGGGAAGGTGCGAGATGAAACGCTTGCAAAAATCCAAAAGGAGGGTGGCGCGGGAAAGGCAGCCCGCTATGGCGCCACCGAAGACTCTTTCGTCAAAGACACCGATGCCCGGGTTGCCGGCATTCTCGGAGGCCTGACAGGCGGAACGGATTCCACCCTGGATAAGGTGAATGAGGAGTTCACCAAACTCTTCGGCGAGATTACGCGACACGTGGCCGATGCCAAGGGCGATACCACGGCCTACCGTGAAGAGTGGGTCAAGCTCGTCGACGTCTGGGCCAAGGCTGGGGAACAGGCGAAGAACATGGACTTCGCCAAGCTGATGGAACTTCAGGGCAAGCAGATGTCCGAGATGGCCGGATTCACCGGCGACCCGCGGCAGGCCATGCAGGGGAACTGGCTCAGATATTACAGCCAGTACATCAAGGAGCGCCAATCCTCCGACCCGACGATCAGCGGCATGGCCGACGCCAAATGGAGTGCCGCACAGTCCGATGTCATCCAGAAGGGTCTCGGCGATGGCGCGAAGTTGACCGACGACTATTGGAATAAGCGCAAGGCCAATCTCCAGGCCGAAATTGAACTCGTGAAGGCCAACGCCTCCAGCGAGTATGCCGCCCGGGTCTACGCCTCCCAGCAAATCGACAAACTCAATCATGACCAGCTCGAAGCCCGGATCGGCTACGAGAAGGGCTTCGTCGAATATGTCGCCGACGAAATGTCGCTGGAGCACGGCACTTACAAGACCGCGCGCGGGCAAGAACTCCAGGCGTGGCAGGAATATTTCACGGCCATCAAGGGCATCGCCGACACGGCCTTCGACGCCATCGGCAAGTCCATTGAGCAGGTGCTGGGCAAGCTGACCACGAAGACCCGGATTCAGGACTTCACCAAAGCCATCGGCGAGGACTTGAAGCAGGCCATTGCCAAGGGTGCCGGCGGCCTTGCCAATTCCTTGATCCACGACGTGGTGCTCGGCGGCGGCAGCGGCGTGGCCGGCATGTTCGGGGGCAACCAGGGGGGCGACACCCGGTCCCGGGCGATCACCTCCGGCTTGACCGGCTTGATCGACCCGACCGCGAGCCAGGTCCTGGTTCAGAACGCGATGATGAACGGGGCGACCGGGTTCTGGGGCGGCACACTGGCAGTCAACGCCATGCAAAGCTCCGGCGGCCAGAAGAACGCATTCTCGCAATTCATTCCAGGGATGCCCGGCGCGACCGGGGCGGCCTCCGGATCCGGCGCGGGCATGCCGATGATCTTCACGGTCGGAAGCGACGGCTCCATCATCCCGATCTCGCTCGGGGGCGGCTCATCCTCCTTTTCGTCCAGTGGCGGTGGATACCCTGTTTACGCGGGCAGCGGCGGATCGCCTTTCGCGGTGCAGAGCGGAGGCCAGGCCGGTTTCCAGACCGCCGGGGGCATAATTCCTCCCACGCCCTCATCCAGCGGCGGTTCATCGCTGTTCTCTCCCAGCAATATCCTCTCGGCCCTCAAGTCCGGCAACATGCTCAATTCCCTGGACCAATGGGGCATGAGCAGTCTGGGCATGGGAACGCTCGGGACAGGGGCCTTCACGGGACTTCAAGCCGGAGACGCCATTGTCACGCTCGCGGACGGCTCGCAGGTCGCCATGTCGACGTCGGCCTTGGCCGGGACGGCCTTCCCGGAAGGCGCGACCGTCGCGATGGCCACGCCTGCCCAGGTTGCCGGATCGAACATGGTTGTGGGCGGCCTTGGCGGCACTATCGCTGGCGCGGGCATGGGGATGCTCGGAGGCGGCCTGGTCGGCTCGCTTTTGTCTCCAAACAACCCGACGCCCAGCTACATCGGCATGGGTGCGGGGGCTTTGGCCGGCGGGATTTCAGCGGCGGCCGGTATCGGCTCCGGCTCGGCCCTGGCCGGCGCGCTCGGCCTTTCCTCGCTCGGCGGCCCGATTGGCCTGGCCGTCGGCGCCATCGCCGCCGGCATTGCGGCCCTGGCCAGCGGCTCAAGCTCCTCCACGAGCCCGGACGGGGACAATGGCAACATGGTCGCCTACAACTCCGGAAATTTGAGCATGGGCGGCTACATGGGGTTCAGGACAACCACGTCCGGCCTCGGCGGCTCCGAAAGCACCTCACACTGGGATGCGGCGACCTTCGCGGACCCGACCCTGGCCAGGCAGTGGAACCAGGGCATCATCGCCCCGACCGCCTCCGTCACCTCCGCTTCCGATCTGCTCGGCTTCGGCAACAGCTCGGCCCTGAATTTCAACGTCGGCGCGTTTCCGATCAATTCGAGCGACATGCAGCAGGCCATCTACAACGTCTCGAACGCTATGGCCCAGAGTGCGATCCAGGCGTCGGGCCTACAGAGCGCGTTCAACGCCTGCCTCGAACCGGGCGAGATGTATGTGGACGAACTCCAGCGGATCGGCTCGGCTTACGCCGCGATCAACACGGCGGCCGGCAACGCCGGGCTGAACCTGCAATCTCTGACCGGCGGCTCCAACGTCGTCACGCAAGGCAACTGGGCCAGTCAGGCCGCCAACCTCATGGGCGGCGACAGCGCGGTCACCACGGCGCTCCAGATGTACGGCCAATATGCGCTTTCAAACCCGCAGATCGCCAACGCCACACTGGCCTCGACCGGGGCGCAGGCCAACCAGCAGATCGCCTCGCTCGGGGCAGCGGGGCTGAACACCTCGAATTTCTGGGGGCAGTACGGCAACACGCTGAACAACAATCCCTCGCCGCAGCAGTTCCAGCAATGGTCGACGGTGGCGACCTACGTCAGCCAGTACGATAACGCGCAGCGCCAGATGATCGCCAGCCAGCAGGCGGTCAACACCCTCCAGGTCCAGGCCGACCAGGCGCAGATTCAGAGCCTCAATGATCAAAAAGTCCTCATCAACGGCGTGGACCAGACGATCCAAAGCGCGTTCTCAACCTGGCAATCGATGTCCGTGTCGTTGACCAACAGCCTGAACGGCATTCAGTGGAACAGCAGCCTGTCGCCCGAAACGCCCCAGCAGACCTATTCCCAGGAATCGGCCTACTGGAATCAGCTTGTCGCCAAGGTCCAGGGCGAGGATATGTCCAGCCCGACCTACACCTCGGACGTCCAGCAGTTGCAGTCGTTCGCCCAGACATTCCTCACGACCTCGAAAAATTTCTACGGGATTTCGCAGCAATATTTGAACGATTACAACAACGTGACCGGAGTCCTTTCCGGATTACAGACCGGGGCCGCGTCCGAGGTCAACCTCCTCGGCCAGCAGCTCACGGCCCAAAACGCCCAGTTGAATGCCCTGAACACGCAGATCGCGGCCTTGAACCTGGCCAACGCGAACCTCTCGCTGGTGGCCAACAATGTCGACGCGCTCGGAACGGACTTGACTTCGACCGTCAACAGCCTGGGGATTGCCACAACGCAGGCGCAGGCCAATACATCCTCCAGTGGCGACGCCGTCTATCAGAACCCGGCCATCAGCCCTGACGGAAGCACCGACGAGGCGGTGAGTGGGGCCACCTCGTCCGCAACCTCTTCCACTGTCGCCGCGTCCTACGCGCAAGGGGCTCCCACCGTGGCGCAGGTCGCTGCGGCTGGGGGAACAACCCTTGACGATTTTTTGGCGCAGTCCGTGGCGAACGGAACGGCGACCTACACTGCATCCGGCGGCTACGACCTTTCCGGGGGCGCGACCGGCGGCTTGATTCGGGGTGGCATCGCGGGGAAGGACTCGGCCGTCGTGCGGCTCATGCCCGGCGAAGTCGTCACCAGCGCGCCCGAAGTCCAGGCGGTCAAGCAGGCAATCCACAACGGCACCAGCGGCCCGGCGACCAACGCCCACCTCCACAAGGAGATGGAGCGGAATACCCGCGTCGCGGCGGCGGGCCACCAGACCGTTGCGGCCGGCGTGCATGGTGTCCGCCAGGACATCCGCGACCTCACGGCCGCCATAACGCGCCAGCAAAAGCACATCCCGGCCAGGGCGAGGGCGTAGGGGATGCTCTACCTGGCCGAAATCACCTACGTCGACCCGACGAGCCTCCAGCCGACAATCCTGCGGTATTCCTCGGGCAAGCAAGGCTTCATGACGCTGCCCGCCGACAGTCCAGGGAATACCTGGTACGAGCCGCGCCTCAAGGTGCCGTCCGATTTCCAGACCAGCGTGTTCAAAGACGGCGTGACAGGGGGGTCCGCGACCGGTGGCTACGGAACCTGCGAACTCATCAATCAGGACGGCGCACTGGACTTTCTGATGGGCGAGGCCTTCGACGGCCGCCAGATCAGGATTCTCTACGGCGACGAAACCAAGGGCTATTCCAGTTTCCAACCGATCCTCACCGGGACCATGTGTCAGCCGCAGCTGACGTGGAAATATCTGACCTTCCTGATCCGCGATTACACCGAGCTTTTCGACAAGCCGATCTCTGCCTGGACCTTCCTCGGCAACAACGTGGGCGGCGTAGGCATCCAGGGGACGCCGAACGACTACATGGGCAAGACGCTCCCGGTCTGTCTCGGCCATTGCCTCGGCATCCAGCCGGCATGGGTCAGCCAGGGCGGCATGATCTACATGGTCCACGGCTACGGGCCGATCAAGGCCGTGGACGCCGTCTATTCCAACGGGATCATCATGCCGCTGGACTGCTCGGTGGGCGGCACGGTCGAATCCGCTGCGGCTACCTACACGTCTGCCCAGTCGTTCACCCTGACCGGAGTCAATAAAACCGGTGCCTACACGGCCGGACTCTTGCTCTACATCACCCAGGCGGCGGGGAGCGGCAACATGGTTGTCGTGTCCTCGACCTACACTGGCGGGAACACGGTCGTCACCATCGCCGTGCCGTCCACCCAGGCCCTGGCCAACACTTTTTCGCTGACCAACGCTGCCATCACCCAGATCGCCTACGGCGGAGGCGACTGCGTGACACTGGCCGCCCTCCAGGCGGCGACCCCGGCCGCCGGGTGCTTCTGTACCTGTCTGGCCCTTGGCCTGTTCAAGATCAGCGGCGGAACCGGGACGACGATCACCTGCGATGCCCGCGGCGATGCGAGCGGAGGGGTCTATGTCAACACGGTCGCCGGGATCATCCAGCGCATCGCTCAAAACTACATCCAGTGGCCACGCACCAACATTGCCCTTTACAGCGAGCAGTTCGCGAACGCGGCCTGGACCGAAACCGGCGTGACCGTGGGGGGCGCCGCATCCTCGGTCCCGATTGCCGGGATGGGGACCGCAGTCCTAACCGAAACCGGCGCGGCCGGCCACAATCTCACCCAGAACCTTACGACTGCCACGGGGATGTACTGCTACTCGATTTTCACCCTTCCCAACGGCGGCCGGACGACCTTCCGGCTCAAGATGGTCGATGGCGGCAACAGCGCCAACTACTGCTCGGCGGACTTCGACCTCGTGGCCATGACCTATTCCAATGTCAAGGCCGTGGGCCTGGCCGTCGGCCCGAACTGGAGCGCCACCGGATTCATCACGGCCGCAGGCCTGATTACCTACCCAAACGGCTGGATGCGGCTTTGGATCGCCGGGCAGCCGAACAGCACGCTCACCACCGTCAACTTCGTCCTCGAAGGTCTATCCGGCGGCTCGGAGACTTACACCGACTCGGCGTCCTGGGGTGTCGGCGGCGCGATGTTCGAGTTCAACTTCCCGTCGCCCCACATCTACACGGGCCCGACCCTGGCCAGCCCGGTGACCGGCTACGACCCCCTCATCGGTCCGAGCCTGAACATGGCAAGTTTCACCGCCCTGGCTACTGCGATCCCCTACGATGTCGGCTACTATGTCGCCGCCGGAGACACCACCACGGCCGCCGACGTGATGAACGCCCTGTGCGGCTGCGGTGGCGCGTTTTGGGGCTTCGATCGAAGCGGCAACCTCTACGTCAACCAGTTCGTCAAGCCTTTGGCCTCGGCAACGCCCGTGGCCATCTTCGGCAGCTCCATACCCCTGCAGGACACCCTTGAGCGTAGCGCGCCATTCAACACGAAGGATGGCACGCCTGCCTACCGTGTCCAATTGAACGCGGTCCACAACTGGACACCGCTTCAACCGGCGTCCATCGCGTCCAGCCTTTGGACCACGAACCCCACGTGGGTTTCCTGGCTGGGCCTGGCCGACCGCGTGGCCCAGGCCGAAGACCTCAACGCCTACTACCTGCACCCGCTCGGCAGCACGATCACGGCGCAGACCTACATCGCCGACATGACCGACGCCATGGCCGAGGCGAACCGGATGCTGACGCTCTACAAGGGGACCCTGGATCGCTTCACGCTGACCACCAAGATTGACCAGGGCAGCGGCGCGACCGTCGCCGGCACCATCCCACTTTCGACCATGCTCTCCATCATGATCGGCTCGATCATCCGGATTCAAGATCCGCGCTTCAATCTTTCCGCCGGGCGCAACTTCGTGGTCGTGGGCGTCACCGAATCCCACAAGGACGGCAAAATGACGCTGGAGGTCTTGGGCTGATGGCCAATTCCAATTGCCTGATCGCGTTCCCCAACCGTTCGGACGCGGCTACCCTTTCCGGCGGCTCGTGGCAATCGGGCGCGCCCCTGACGAATGTCCAGACGAGATTCCTCTCGCAATATGCCCGCTCCACCGGCGTCGGCCTGGTCACGCCCAGCCCAGCCATCCCGGACGCGAGCCAGTGCAGTGCGGTCATCAACGTGAACTTCGGCCAGACCCGCTACGTGACCGCCATGGCCTTGGTGAAGCACAACCTGACGCTCTCGGCCAATGTGCGCCTGGTCCTCTGGACCGACCCCACCCAGACGGTCGCGGCCTACGATTCCGGCTGGCAGCCGGCCTATCCTCGCTTCTATGACACCGTCCTACTGCGCTGGTCGGACTCGAATTTCCTGTACGGGCAGATGAGCCTTGATGATTACGGCGTCCTCCCGGCCATCTTCCTACAGATGATCTCGACGCCGGGCACCGGGGCCGTTTCCCCGCAGGCCTGCCAATACGCCAGCATCTACATCCAGGATCCGTCCAACACGGCCGGCTATATCCAGATCGGCCGTCTCTATATGGCCGAGGACTGGACGCCCGCGCACAACTTCTCCTTCGGAGCCTCAATCGGCTGGCAAGACCCCACGGTCGTGGATGTCGCTTTGGACGGGACCGAATATTACGAGCTTCGGTCAAAATACCGCGAAGCCATCTTCACCCTGAACTACATGTCGATTTCCGAAGGAGTGAACGAGGCGCTTAGGATTTGCAACAACCGGGGCGTCTCCGGGGACATCCTTTTTGTTTGGGACCCCAGCAACGCGGAACTTTTGCAGCAGCGATCTTTTATCGGCCGACTTGAAGAACTCTCCCCACTGCAACAGACCATGCGGGGCATCACGTCGATGGCCTTCAAAATCAAGGAGCTTGTATAATGGCCGTTACGCTTGCCACCACGGCGGACCAACGCCTTAGCCTCGGGTACAACGGGACCGGGAGCGGCGTCTGCGGGTACAACAATTACACCTGGGACGCCATCCTGAACCCGGGCGGCATGAACGGAAACGGGGTCGCGGCCAACTGGACCAATATGTGTGCCGACATGGTGACGGTCATGGGAGAGTCCATGGCCAACGCCATCATCGCATCGGGAGCCGCGAACCAGCAGCTTTCCTGGCAGCCCACGACCGCCCTTGCGGCGACCTATCTCAGTTCGTCCAGCTTCACCGTCGCCGGCAATCAGCTCACCGCCTTCCTGCCGAATAGCAAAATCGGCCGGGCGCTCCTGCTCATCACGAACGGGGCAACTGTTTTCGATTCCGTGTCCGCCGCGACCTACTCCAGCGGGACCGGCCTGACGACCGTAACGACCAATGGTGCGCAGCTCGTGGCCGGGAGCTTGACGGTCCAATATGGACAGGATCCGAATAACGATCCGGCGTTGCCGCAGGGGAAGGCCAACGGCGTGGCATCGCTGAACTCGTCTTCCCTGGTCATGCAAAACCCGGCCAGCCTGGGGCAGTCCAACGGCGTCGCAGCTCTTGACGCCAACAGCCTGATCGCCGCCGCTCAACTCGCGGGCATCTGCTTCACTCAGTACGGCGAGACGGTCAGCGCCCTCGGCAACGTGTCCGGGGCGACGACGATCAATCTGCAAAGCGGTGGGGTTGTTACGGCCACCGCAGTGACAAGCGCAACCACTTGGACCTTCTCCAATCCGCTGGCTACCGGAAAAATGTCCAGCTTCTCCCTGATCCTGACCAATGGAGGGTCGCAAACGCAGAACTGGCCCGCTTCCGTCGTTTGGCCCGGCGGCACTACCCCGACCTTGACCGCCTCCGGCGTGGACATCCTGGTCTTCTGCACCACCAACGGCGGCACGACTTGGCGCGGCGCGCTCGCGCAAAAGGGGTATGCAAGCTAATGTTCTTCAATCGAATGCTCGAATGTGGCGGGATCAACGGGACGGGCCTTCTCGCTTCTCTGTTGGCCCTCTCTTCGTCCGGCAACGTCACATATTCAACCAGCACAAACCTGACATCCACGCAAGACGGCCCGATGGTCCTGGCGCGATATAATCAGCTTGTGGTTAACTCCGGCGTAGTGCTGTCTACCTCCAATCGTTGTCAAGGGTTGGCTATATTGGTTGACTCGCTGGCCGACATTTACGGCACGATCAGCATGTCCTCAAAAGGTGCGAATGCGGCGGGGACGCAATCAACATTTTCCTGCTACGGCAGCATGTTTACCGTCAACAGCGGTTCTGGCTCCGGTGGCACCCCCATCAGTGCCGGGACCGGCGTAGGTGGTAACGGAGCGGCCGGCGGCGTCGGCCAAACTGGTGGTGGTGGTGCGGGTGCTGCCTATAATGGAACCGGGGGTG